GAGGCAAGATGCGAAAGAAAGGTGCAAAGGGTGCACCAAAAGCATCTGACTTCAAAAGAGCAAAACAAACAGCGAGGAAAAGATAATGACAAAGTTATGTCCTAGGGGTAAGGCCGCAGCGAAGCGAAAATTTAAAGTGTATCCCTCAGCATATGCTAATGCCTACGCCAGCAAAATTTGTGCAGGTAAAATTAAAGATCCATCTGGTGTAAAGAGAAAAGATTTTAAAGGACGTAAACCAGCACGTGATGGTGGATTGATGGTTGATGAAGACATGACTATCATGATGGAAGTGTAATGGCAAAAAACGGTTTAGATAAATGGTTCAAACAAAAATGGGTGGATATTGGGAGCAGAAAAAAAGATGGCTCCTTCGCAAAATGTGGCCGTTCAAAACAGAAAGCGGACGCGAAGAGAAAATATCCGAAATGCGTCCCACTTGCAAAAGCCACACGGATGACAAAAGGCGAAAGGGCGAGTGCTGTCAAACGAAAAAGAGCGGTAGCTCAGGGTGTGGGCGGTAAGCCAACAAACGTTAAAACTTTTACAAGGAAGAAAAAAAGTATGGGTGGATCAGCAGGTGAAAATTCCATGGTCCGTCAAGCACAAAAAAATTATATTGGAAGTTATGTTTCTGGAGACTTAGGTGGGGTACAAGTATCAAATCCTTCTTCAAGAAAATACTATTCTAATCCAGGTTTTAGGATGCCAAAAATATCATGATGGTTGAGAGAGTAACAATGGCTAAAGGTGGGATGCCACCTAGAAATAAAAAAAATTTTAGAGCAACTAAAAAAGGTGCAGGGATGACTGAAGCTGGAGTGAAAGCTTACAGAAGATTAAACCCTGGTTCTAAATTAAAAACAGCGGTCACTGGCAAAGTCAAACCAGGATCTAAAGCTGCTAAAAGACGTAAATCATTTTGTGCGAGAAGTGCAGGTCAAATGAAGAAGTTTCCTAAAGCTGCAAAAGATCCTAATTCAAGATTAAGACAAGCTCGTAGAAGATGGAAATGTTAAAAAATTTTTTTAAAAAAATATTAGGATTAGATAAAATAGATCTTAGAATTAGAAGATTAGAAAGAGCAAAATATTGGAAGGAGAAATATGAAAAAAGCAAAAATGAAAATTAAAAAAGTTATGAAGGCTTTAAAAAAAGCATCTAAAGCACACGCTGGTCAAGCAAAAACTTTGAAAGGAGTTCTAAGTGGCAGATCCAAAAAAAGGGACAGGTAAAAAACCAAAGGGTTCGGGTAGGAGGTTATACACCGATGAGAATCCTAAAGATACTGTTGGAATTAAGTTTGCAACTCCTACTGATGCTCGTAAGACTGTTGCAAAAGTTAAGAAAATATCTAAACCGTTTGCGAGAAAAATACAAATCCTAACTGTTGGAGAACAGCGTGCCAAAGTAATGGGTAAAAATAAAGTTGCTGCAATTTTCAAGAAAGGCAAAGATGCAATTAGGAGAACTAGAAAAACATAAATACTGGCCTTTTAAATCTTTTTATAAAATTAATTTAAATATTTTAAAAGAAGAGAGAGAACAAATTAAATTATTTGTAAATAATTTTAAAAATTCTGTTGATGCTGATCAAACCACTACTTATAGAAAAGTAAACGTTTTAAATTTACCACTATTAAAGAATTTAAGAAATGAAGTAATTAAAGTTATTGATCCTTTAAACTTAGTTTTAGACAATAACTGGGCTCAATTATATAAAAAAGGAGATCATCATGCTCCCCATGCTCACTATCTTTCTGAGTATAGTGGTATTATTTATATTGATGGAGATACACCAGAGGGAACTAATTTTATTAGTCCTGTAGGAGCTGGTTGTTATTCAACTAAATTTAACAAAAACGATTTGATATTGTTCCCTTCACATATTTTACATTTTGTAGATGTTCAAAAAGACAACACTAATAGAATTGTAATATCATTCAACACACAACCCAAAGGAGGATTTAGTGGATGAGCTAACCATAGTATATAAAATACAAAAAGAACTTAAAGAACAATACCAACAGATTGCAGACGCCATGATTTCTGGAACTATTGACAGCATGGAGAAATATAAGTATATGATAGGACAAGCACATGCTTACTTAAAAATATCTCAGGATATCTCTAACCTGCTAAATGAAAAGGAGCAAAAAAATGAAAAAGGAACAGTCATCAAACTCGACGCCAAAAGTTAAATACGCTTTAGCCGAAAAATACAAACAAGAATCAGAGAAAAAACGCCAAGAAGAAGTTGATGGTTATGAGCGTTTAAAAACAAAAGAGGCTTCAAAATTACCTGCACCTACTGGGTGGAGAATGTTAATTCTTCCATTTAAAATGAATGAAAAAACTAAGGGTGGTTTATACCTTGGACAAGATACTTTAGAAAGACAACAAGTTGGTTCAACATGTGGTCTCGTATTAGCAATGGGTCCAGATTGTTATGGTGATAAAGAAAAATTTCCAGAAGGTCCTTGGTGCAAGAAAGGTGATTGGGTAATCTTTGCACGTTATGCAGGATCAAGAATTCAAATTGACGGGGGTGAAGTACGTTTGCTGAATGACGATGAAGTACTTGCAACTATAGATAACCCCGAAGATATACTTCATCAATACTAATCATAGATAGGAGAATACTATGCCAGACGAAGAAAAGAAAACAGTAGACCTTGATACTTCAGGTCCAGCGATGGATGTAGATGTTCCTGAAATTCCTGAAGCAGGAGTTGTAGAGGAAAAAGAAGTAATTAAAGAAGAGCCTACTATCAGACCTGTTGAAGAAACTTCAACAGAGGTAAAAACAACAGAAAGCGAAAAAGCAGAACCTAAGAAAGATGATAAAGAATTAGAACAATACTCTGACTCAGTTCAGAAAAGAATAGCTAAACTAACTAAAAAGTGGAGAGAAGCTGAACGTCAAAAAGATGAAGCAGTTTCTTATGCAGCTAGAATTTTAAAAGATAAAAAATCTAGTGATGCAAAACTTTCTAAGTTACAACCAGATTATCTTTCTGTAACAGAGGCGAGTATAACAAATGGTATGGAAGCCGCTCAAGCTAAATTAATGTCAGCAAGAGAAGCTAATGATGTAAAAGCAGAATCAGAAGCTTTGGCCCAAATATCAGAATTTGGATACAAAAAAGCTAAACTTGAAGAAGCAAAAACTGCACAAGAGGCTTTTGAAAAACAACAAAAGGAAAAGAAACCTTTAGAACCTGCAGCTCCAATGAGCCAAGCGCCAGTCAAGCCAGATCCTAAAGCTGAAGCATGGAGTGAAAAAAACACATGGTTTGGTCAGGATAACGCTATGACTTACACAGCGTTTGATTTACATAAAAAGCTGACAGAACAAGAGGGTTACGATCCATCAAGTGACGAATACTATGCTGAAATAGATAAAAGAATAAGACTTGAATTTCCGCATAAATTTGCTAAAGATAGTGATACAGGAGAAAATACACGACCTGCTCCAGTACAAACAGTAGCTTCAGCGAAGCGAAGTACTAAAACTGGTCGCAAAACTGTGAGGCTCACACCATCGCAGGTAGCTATCGCTAATAAATTAGGTGTGCCACTTGAAGAATATGCGAAACAATTAAATATCACGAAGGAGGTATAAGCATATGAGTACAGATAAAAAAACTTCCCGTGCGAGCCAGACTCGAGAAAAGGAAACTCGAAAAAAAGTTTGGACTCCACCATCAGCATTAGATGCACCCCCTGCGCCTACAGGTTTTAGGCACAGATGGATAAGAGCCGAGAGCATTGGTTTTCAGGATACGAAAAATATTTCTGGAAGAATAAGATCAGGATATGAATTAGTTAGATCTGACGAATATCCAGATTCAGATTACCCAATGGTAGAGGACGGCAAATACAAGGGAGTGATCGGTGTTGGCGGCCTAGTGCTCGCTAGGGTACCAGAAGAGATCGCGCAACAACGACAAGACTATTATGCTAATCAGCATAAAGAAAAAGTTGAAGCAATGGATAACGATCTTATGAAGGAAGAGCACCCAAGCATGCCTATCGATATCGACAGGCAATCGCGTGTTACTTTTGGTGGCTCAAAGAAATCCTAATTAGGAATTCATAAACCATCGAAGAACAATTAACCCGATGCTTCGGCATCATAATAGGAGGACTCTATGGCTAGAGCAAATAAAGATAGTGCCTTTGGTCTAAGACCAATTGGTAAGATCGGACAGAATAGAGACAACCAGGGTTTAAGTGAGTATTCTATCACAGCAAATGATAGTACTACGATCTTCTTTCAAGACGCGGTTTCAGCGACAGCAGCAGGTACAATTCACCAAGCTGCAGCTTCTGAAGCTTTCTTGTTAGGTTCACTCAATGGTGTCTTTTATACTGACCCAACAACAAGTAAGCCTACGTTCGCAAACCATTACTCGCAAGTAAATGCGGCTGATATTTCGGCGTTCGTAGCAGATGATCCGTACGAAAGATTCGAGATCCAGTCTAACAAAACTACTGCACACACGCAGTCAGACATATTCCAAAACTGTAATATGGAAGTGACAGCTGGAGACTCTGCGAACTTTGTTTCAAAATCTGAAATAGATATCGCAGGTGGTACGACTACTGGTACGGCTCAACTAAAAATAACAGGTGTATCGAATGATATTGATAACAGCAACTTAACTCACGCAAGTGGTCACGTTAACTTTGTTGTTATGATCAACGAGCACTTATACAATGCTAAAAATAACGGCATATAATAGCAGAATAGGAGATTAAATTATGGCTATATCAAGAGGACAACTAGTTAAAGAACTAGAGCCAGGTTTGAACGCACTGTTCGGCTTGGAATATAAACGTTATGAGAATCAGCATGCTGAGATATACGTAACAGAAACTTCAGACAGAGCGTTCGAAGAAGAAGTTATGTTATCTGGTTTTGCAAATGCATCAGTTAAACCAGAGGGTTCTGGCGTAGTTTTTGACAATGCTCAAGAAACTTACACAGCTAGATACACTATGGAAACTGTTGCGCTAGCATTCGCGATCACTGAAGAAGCGATCGAGGATAACTTGTATGACAGACTTGCGTCTAGATATACAAAAGCATTAGCTAGATCCATGGCAAATACTAAACAAATAAAAGCAGTTGACCCATTATTAAATGGTTTACCTTCAGTGGGAACTTTCACATCTGGTGATGGTTCTTCATTGTTTGCAACAAACCACCCAACAATAGCGGGAACTGTTTCAAATACGTTGACTACACAGGCGGACCTTAATGAAACTTCATTAGAGCAGTCTCTTATTGACATTGCTAAAATGACTGATGAAAGAGGTTTGAAAATTGCAGCAAGAGGAGTTAAAATGATTGTTCCTTCGGAGAATCAGTTTAACGCTGAGAGATTAATGAAATCTCAAGGTAGAACTTCAACAGCTGACAATGATATCAACGCAATCGTTTCTATGGGAATGGTTCCTCAAGGATACAGAGTGAACAATTTCTTAACTGATCCAGATGCGTTCTATCTAATCACTGATGTACCAAACGGTATGAAGTATTTCGAGAGAACACCTATCAGAACAGCGATGGAAGGTGACTTCGATACTGGAAACGTAAGATACAAAGCTAGAGAGAGATACAGATTTGGTGTCTCTGACTACAGAGGTATCTTTGGCGTTGAAGGTGCGTAATACTTAAAAATTTAAGGCGGGACACAATCCCGCCTTATTTTAAGAATAGAAAGAAAAAATGCACCCTAAACAATTCAGAGTACAAATTTATGCATATAAATATTATGCTGATTTTGTTATAACTTCCTTAGACGGCCCCTTGGATATCGAAAATGCCATAGTTGACAAACTAGGAAAAAAAGATATAAAATGGGAATATCTTGGAGAAATGATGAATCCCAAGATTAAAAGAATAACCTATGAGGAGGTTATAAATGGAGGAGATGATGCAACATCTACAGGACCTTTACAAGAAGAAAAGAGGTCTGGATCTTCAGTGGGAGCAGGAACATCTCAAGGAGGGTAGATATACCCTTAATATGGTTAAGATTG